AAGACAGCGATCCGACGCGGCCGTTCAAGACGGCAATCCAGATGATCTCGCCGGATCGTCTCTGCAACCGCGACGGCCTGCCCGATGGCTACGATCCGCGCACCGGAGCGAAGCTGTCGCGTGGTGTCGAGATGGACCGCAAGAACCGGCCGATCCGCTTCCACATCCGTCGCGGCTATGAGACCGATTGGGACAACCGCGATCTCAACACCTGGGACATCATCGAAGCGCGCAAGCCGTGGGGCCGCCGCCAGGTGGTGTTCGTCCGCGATCCCAACTTGATCGACCAGACCCGTGGCATCTCCGAGATGGTCGCGGCGCTCGCCCACTCGAACATGACGAAGACCTATTCGGAACTGGTGCTCCAGAAGGCCGTGGTCGATGCCAGCTATGCGGCGGCCGTCGAAAGCGAGATGCCCAACGCGGACGTGATCGCGGCGCTTGGCGGCGGCGAGACCGGATTCGTCAATGCGGTCGGCCAGTATATGTCGATGCTCCAGGACTTCCTGGGAGCCAGCGAGAACATCGCTATCGACGGCGTGAAGATGCCGCATCTCTTCCCTGGCACCAAACTCAACATCCTGCCGATGAGCACGCCAGGCGGAATCGGAAGTGACTTCGAGGACTCCTTGATCCGCAAGCTGGCGGCCACGTTCGGCGTCGGCTTCTCGGAGATGAGCCGGAACTTCGCCAAGTTCAACTATTCCGGTATCAAGGCCGAGATGGCGCTTATCGAGCGCACGATGAACGCCAAGAAGAAGTTCGGTGCTGACCGCGCCGCCACTCAAATCTATCAGCTTTGGGTGGAAGAAGAGATCGCGCAAGGCAATCTGCCGTTGCCCCGTGGCCGCAATCGCACCGATTTCTACAAGCCGCTTATGAAGGACGCCTATACCAAGTGCAACTGGATCGCATCCGGCCGTGGTCAGGTGGACGAACTGAAGGAGACGCAAGCGGCGATGCTCCGGATCAAGGCGGGCCTCTCTACCTACGAAAAGGAAGCGTCGAAGCTCGGCGAAGACTGGCGCGAACTGGCCGCGCAGCGTGCGAAGGAAGAGAAGGTCTTCAGGGAACTCGATCTCCCCTTCTCGCTCGACGCACAGCGCGCCGGGAACAACGAAGCCCGCAACACCATGCAGGGCGGCAAGGCCGGAGCCGGATCGGCGCAGGACGCCGCTGACGATGAGGACGACACCGATGAGTAAGCGCAGCACGAACAATATCAGCATGGAGGCGCTGTCCCGCATCGACTCGCGCGACATGCTCATCCTCCAGGACACGTCCGCCAAGGTCATGGCGGACTTGACCCGTTTCTATGACACCGACGCGACGGCCGATGGAGCGGCCCTGGAAGTTGCTTCGCGGGAGAGCCTGGAATCGGCTTATGGCTTCGGCCCGTGCGACGACGAAGAGCGCAAGCCGTTCGTCTATCAGGACGGCGTGGCCGTGATCCCGATCCACGGCACCCTGCTTAATCGCTGCAACTGGTCATGGGGTTTCGTCACCGGCTACCAGTATATTCGCCGGATGCTCAACCTGGCGCTGGACGACGATGATGTCGAACTGATCGTCTTCGACGTGGACAGCCCTGGCGGCGAAGCGGCCGGATGCTTCGAGCTTGCCCGCGAGATCATGGCGAGCCGCCGCGTTAAGCCCTCCCTGGCCATGGTGGACGCCCTGGCGGCGTCGGGCGGGATCGCGCTCGGCGTGGCTCCCACGGCGATCTACGCAATCCCATCGGCCCGAATCGGGTCCATCGGCGTGTATCGTATGCACGTCAGCTATGAAGGGGCGCTCAAAGACGCCGGGATCAAGGTGACTTTCGCGGCAGCGGGAGAGCACAAGGTCGATGGCAACCCCTATCAGGATTTGCCGCAAGCGGTCCTGGATGAATGGCGCGAAAGCGCCGGAAAGACCTGGGACGATTTCATCTCCCTGGTAGCTGAAGCGCGTGATTTGTCGGAAGACGAAGTGCGTGCCACGCAAGCCCGCGTTTACCGTGCTGACGAAGCCCTTGCCAAAGGGTTAATTAATGCGGTAAAGACCCCGACTGAAGCCGTCGCGGCGTTCCTTGCCGAGTTGGCCGATGCAGACCCCTCAACTGACGACGAAGAGGAACTTACTATGGCAGACCAGAAGGGCAAGGAAGTTACTTCCGGCCTCACCGACGCCGATCTCCAGCGCATCGCCACGATTGCCGCTGAAGCCGGTGCCAAGGCGGCAGCGACCGTTGCCTCCAATATCGAGCGCAAGCAGGCGATCCGCGATCATGCCACCGCCATCGGCCCCCAGGCCAATGCGCTGTGCAAGACGCTGATCGACAACGACGCGCTCTCGGCCGACGACGCCATCGCCATGCTCGACGCGGCGTTCGGCAAGGACGCCGCGAAGCCCAAGGCGAAGACCGCCAAGGGCAAGCAGAAGGTCCAGGCCGAAGACGGCCCCGAAGACGATGAAGACGACGCCGACGATGAAGGCGAAGACGACATCGACGGCGACGATGACGACGATGACGACGATGACGGCGAGGAAGCCGCTCGCTCGAATCGGAAGCGCGGCCGGGACAACGTGAACCACTTCGACCGCGCCATGGGCAAGTCGAAGCACCCGAACGCGGGTGGCGGTCGCGCGAAGTCCGATGATGACGGCGAGCAGGGCGGTCGCCCGAAGGTCAACCCACTCCTGGCCGATCACGCCAAGGTCACGGGTGCCGACTGGTCGAGCAAGGCGCTCAACGGCAGCAAGCACTGATCGGTCAACGGTCAGAGTTCTCCACGGGCTAAGGCCCTAACAGGAAGGAAATTACAATGGGTGATCGCATCCTTGCTCACGGCCTTACGTCCGAGGGCAGCTTCGAGCCGATCCAGCTTTGGGCAGGCGAACCGAACGGTCAGACCACGCAGGGCGTGGCGGCGGCCGGTTACAAGTTCGGCAAGCTCAACGCGCGCGGCGAGACCTACAAGTTCCCGGTTGTCGCCCTGGTCGGCGGCGTCCTGGTTCCCTGGAATCCTCTCGCGGACTCGGATGTCCCCAACGCTTTCGCGTCGGGCACTGTGACCTTCTCGACGGCGGTTCCGACCGCTGGCGAAACCGTCACCATCAACGGCGATGTCTTCACGTTCCGCGCGGCGGCCGATGTGGATGACGCCTATGACGTGCTCATCGGTGCCTCGCTGGCCGCTACCGCCACCAACCTGGCCAACGCGATCAACGCCAACCGCATGAACTTCGGCGTGCCGGGTGGCGTCATCGCTTCGGCGAGCGGAGCCGTCACCACCGTCAAGTCGCCTGGCACGGCCGGTAACGCCGTCACCCTGGCGGAAGCCGGTGCGAACATCGCCGTCTCCAATGCCAACCTGTCGGGCGGCACGGACAGCGATGCCGAGCAAGGCGGCGCACGTCAGCCGTATGGCATCCTGCCGCACGCGCTCGACACCACGGCCGAAGGCGAATACGCCAACCAGCCGGTGAATACTCCGGTGTTCATCTCCGGCCATCCGTCCTTCGACGCTCTCGATCTCCCGGAAGGCACGACCTACCAGGAAATCAAGGCCGCGTTCGCTGGCACCATGATTAACGTCCAGAAGCTCCTGTAAGAGCACCGCCTGGCCAAGAGAAGAAAGGGAGTTCAAGAGATGGCATTTGATCTTTACGGCACGGCGGAGATGCTGGATGTCCTTCGGGTCACTCCGGTCGAGTCCGCCTACTGGCTGGATGGTTGGTTCAACCAGGCCCGCCAGTTCGAGACGGCCGAGATCATGTTCGACAAGCTGAAGACTTCGCGCAAGCTCGCGCCGTTCGTCAGCCCTGTCGTCCAGGGTCGCGTGATGAAGTCGCGTGGCTTCGAGACGCTTTCGTTCGCTCCGGCGTATGTGAAGCCGAAGCACATTGTCGATCCGAACCGGCAGTTCAATCGCCGCCCTGGCGAGATTCCGGGTCTCGGTTCGAGCACCCCGGCCGCCCGCTGGAACGCGGCAATCGCCGAGAACCTGGCCGAAGAGCGCGAGAGCATCCTTCGCCGGGAAAACTGGATGGCCGCCATGGCGATCATCTACGGCCGCGTGACGATCACGGGCGAGGACTATCCGACTCAGGTGGTGGACTTCCGCCGCAACGCGGGCCTCACCCGCGTCCTTTCGGGCAACGCCCGTTGGGGTGAGTTGGCGGCCGATCCGCTCGCCGATGTCAACGAGCTTCGCACCCTCTCCTTCCAGGAGAGCGGCGCACCGATCACCCGCCTCACCATGGGCCTGGGAGCCTTCGATCTCTTCTACGAAGACGAGAAGGTCCAGAAGCTCCTGAAGGGGCAGGAGATCGGCAACGTGGCTCGCACGTCCGACTCCACTCTGTCGGCTCTCGGCTCGCCGGGTCAGCCGTTCGAGTTCCGGGGCATCCTCCAGGGGGCGAACGGTCAGGGCCGCCTGGAAATCTACACCTACAACGAACAATACGAAGACGAGAACGACCAGGCTCAGTCGATCATGGACACCTATTCGGTGGTCGGCACTGGTAACAATCTTCGTGGCGTCCGCTGCTACGGTGCGATCCGCGACAAGCGCGCGGGTCTCCAGGCGCTTCCGCTGTTCCCGAAGATGTGGGACCAGGAAGACCCGTCGCTGACCTACACCATGACGCAGAGCGCGCCGCTCATGGTTCCCACCAACATCGACAACAGCTTCCACATCGTCGCGCACGATGGGCAGTAAGTGAAGCGGGGCGGCCTCCGGGTCGCCCCTCTTTGCCGGAAGTAACTTCCAGGAGACTGAGGCAATGGCCAAGACCAAGTTTATGATCGCTCACGGCGCTTCGGTTGTCGTGGTTCGCGACGGCAAGCGCAAGACCATCACTGTCGGCGCGGGTGACGATTTCACCGAAGAAGAGATCGCCAGCATCAACCGTGCGGTCCCCGGTGCTCTCCGCGCCCCCGTCAACGAAGGCTCCGGCCGCAAGGCGGCAGCGGCAGCGGCCGACGACGCCGACGATGACGACTCGGACGACACCGAGACCACCGCCAAGAAGGCCCCGGCGAAGAAGGCTGGCGGCAAGAAGGCCGCTCCCGCCAAGCAGGAGAAGCCCGCCGACGACGACGCCGATGATGACGACGACGCCGACGAAGACGAGGACATCTAAGCGATGGGCCTCTCGGCCGAAAAGAAGGACGCTCGGCTCCGCCTCCATGCAAGGATGGCGGAGCCTTGCACCTATACGGACGAAAACGGCTTGGTGCCGAACGCACAGCACGAAGCGGCGGGCCTCACCCTGGCCGCTCGGTTCCACACCAAGGCGAAGGTCAATCTCGGCGATAGCGATGGCTTGACAGTCATGGAGCCGATTGAGAAACTGATCTTCAATCGTTCGGAACTCATCGCGCTCGGCCTCACTCCGGAGGGCGGCGCGCACATTCATTTTCCCGGCTACGGCCTGACGGTGATCCTCGATCAAGAGCTTGATCCCGATGGGCCGGAGAACGTGTATTGGACCGTGACCCGTGCTTAACATCAACATCGCACAAGTCCTGGACCTGGAGAACTTCCTGGTCAGCGTGCCGGATAAGACCCGGCAGGCGGCGGCTTATGCGATGAACGATGTGTTGACGGGTCAGGGTCTCGCCCGATTCCGCAAGGCGGTCGCCGCCGAAGTCCAGTTCCCCTCCGGCTACGTTGACGACAAGATCGACATCGCACAGCGCGCGACACCGACGCGCCTGGTTGCGTCGGTTGTCGGCCGCCAGCGCCCTACCAGCCTGGCGCGCTTCGCCGCTGGCGGGGCTATCGGCGGCAAGGGCGGTGTGACCGTCCGCGTCAAGGGCAGCGCCAGCTACATGCCAGGCGCGTTCCTGGTGCGGCTCCGCCAAGGTGACGGGATCACGGATGACGGCTTCAACGTGGGCCTGGCCGTGCGCCTGAAGGAAGGCACTGTCCTGAAAAAGAAGGACACCAGCCGCATGGTCCACCTGGAGCAAAATGTCGTGCTCCTGTATGGTCCGAGCGTCGATCAGATTCTCCGGAATGAAGTGGCAGAGGCGGAGACGCCGGAAGTGGTTGACGCCATCGCCACCGAGTTCTTCCGTCAATTCCAGAGGCTCGCATAATGCCCGACTCGAAGCAACTTCGCATCCTCAAGAAGCTCACCGCGCAGTTGGAACTAACTTCCGGCTACGAAGGCATCAAGTGCTATCGCGGCAAGCTGGTGGTGAGCGCCAAGGAAGTAGAGGATTGCCTGTCGATCCTCGAAGCGCCCCGTCCGGTGGTCGGTCAACCGGCTGGCCACCTGGGGTATAAGCGCCTGGAGACCTGGACGCTCCTGGTGCAAGGCTGGCCGAAGGACGACAAGGAGAATCCGTCCGATCCGGCATATGCGATGAAGGTCGCCGTGGAACAGTGGCTTTATCGGATCATCGCGGTTGAAGAGTCCAGTGGCTTGCGCGTCCATCCGGACGTGTATCTCCTTGGTGGAGACATTGCCTCTTTAACCATAGGGCAAGGCGTGGTAAGGCCCCCTTCGGAGGACGCTGCATCTCGACTGGCCATGTTCTATCTCCCGCTCATCCTGGAGATCACCACCGATATCAGCAACCCCTACGGCAAATAAGGAAAGGACTATCCGATGGCAGACGACATGAACTACGTGGTGGGCCGGGGCCGACTGTTCTTCGGACAGTTCAAGCCCAACACCCGCATCGCGCGCGGCCAGCTTTACTTCGGCAACACGCCCGCGCTGTCGCTTTCGCAGAGCGAAGATTCGCTCGACCACTATTCGAGCGAAGGCGGCGTTCGCGTCAAGGACGCCAGCGTGTCGCTCCAGAACGATTCGAGCGGATCGTTCCAGTGCGACAACATCTCGCTCCCGAACCTGGCGCTCTGGTTCCGGGGCTACACCACGCAGAACATCGAAGCGGGCAGCGCGTCGGCGACCGGCACCGTGACCTTCTCGACGGCGGTTCCGGCCGATGGCGACAAGGTGACGATTGGCGGCGTGGACCTGGTGTTCGCGGCGGCCGATCCGGGGCCGATGGAAGTGCTGATCGGCGGCACCATCGCGCAGACCGCCACGAACCTGGCCAATGCGATCAACGACCTGTCGGGCGTGCTCGGCGTCACCGCGACCGCCAATGCGGCCGTGGTCACGGTCAAGGCGAACGCACCGGGCACGGGCGGCAACGACATCACCCTGGCGAAGACGGCCGCCACCCCGGCGAACATCACCGTCAGCGGCGCGAACCTGGCCGGTGGCGATGATGTCACCGAGACCATCGCGGGCGTCGAACGGGGCCGCTGGTATCAGCTTGGCGTCACCGACGATCTCCCCCAGGGCGTTCGCCGGGTCGGCAATGTCACGATCACGGGCGTCGATGCGAGCAGCATCACCGTGG